AGGGTATTGGCTATTCTAGCAATAAACTCATTGATCTATCCATCGATTTACTGTGTAGCAGTAGGATGGTATATTATAAGACTCGAGAGAATCTCGATTTCTTAAGTTGTCGTGGTGTCCCGATGGGAGAACCTCTAACAAAGGCCACGCTGGTGATCCACCAGTTAGTGGCTGAAGAAATGGCTTTCCGGAGACTTGTCAAGTCACCAGGAATACCTAAACCCATTACGTGGCGATGCTACTGCGTGGGTGGAGATGATATCTTAGCTCTTGGTCCAAGAGATTATCTAAATGATATCACCTTAAATCTTTTGAAAATGGGCGCAGCCCTTTCAAAAGAGAAACACGGTATTTATGACGTCGTCTTAAAATATTGTGAAAGGCTATTAGAGGTGAAACCTCTATTATCCGGTTTCCCTTTTAAGGAGATTACATCTCGTTATAAGGAATCACCTTGGGTAGATTCTATCAAGGTGAGATTATTGTCCCCTTGCTCGAAGAGCACGGAAACAATAAATGAGAGGAATGTTGCCATCGGCAAACTTTCCTCTTTAGGACAAACCTTACGCTGGTTACCAGCTGAAACCTACTCTCCGAGTAGAAAAAGGTTTATCCGAGACAGGGCTATTTGGAGACATAGGCAATTCTTGCCGCTTAAAAGCTCCAAACAGTTCTGGCATCTTCTCCTCCCAAGGTCCTTGGGTGGATTAGATTTATGGTTTGAATCCGATATCTCGGATTTAAAGCATAGACTCCCTAATATAACCAAAGATTTTATTAGGGAGCTGAAATCCAATACTTGTGATCCTCAGAAGTATTTAGATTTTAAAGCTTTGCCGAGGAATTCCACGTACCGTGGTTATACTCTCATTGAAAATGATAAGACAAAGCTCGAAAAATTTCTCTTAAAGGGAAATTTTTGTGAAATGTGCCAAGATAATCTATCTTGGTGGCAAATCAAAACACGCTTTCCGGAAGTTGAAAACTTCCCCGAGCGTATGCAAGTAGAATATGCCGCAGGCAAAGGCTACATGTTATTAGAAGCTATCGTCGATATGATTCTAAGACCGGTCTTGTTTGCTGAGGTACTCAGCAACAAATCAAGACCGACTGCTCATAATACTGAACCATGGTCACTCCGTTTCGGAAAACTATGGGAGCATTATTATAAAGGTGCATCTCCTCCTCTGTCAGATGAAGAGATCACCTTCGCCTTAAAATATAGACGGGTGGAACCTTTCTATAATTTAAACACAATCATCCCAGGCCTGGATTATCAATCCGGGGAGTACGTGGAACGTACACTGCGAGCGGAGCTCACAACTGGGTTACCGTTACTTCAATATAGAGTCTAGTCTAGACTCCTATTGAGAAGCCGATTTTAAGTAGTAAAAGACCCGAAGGTGTTTATTATTACTGATTCAAAATCAACTGTTCCGC